GATTTAGGTTTGAGGCTTCTGATGAAATCTCTAACAACCTGACGAACAATAACCCGCTCATTTTCAACTCCCTCTTCTAATATATAGTCAATTCCGTTTTTCTGACAAAAAACCCTAATATACTGAAGCAATCCAACGTATATCTCACCTGTTGCTGGAGAGAATAGTCTTATCTTTCCATCCCACATTCGACTGCGATACATGGGCATAAACTTAAATCCAGGAACCTCAAAGGTAAAGAACTCTGTCAACTCCTTTTTATCTGAGTCTGTCATATCAGAGATAACCAAATATACTTCGTTCTTTTTAGATATACGCATTTTGCAGTGTACCATGTTCCCCGTAGTGGCCCCGCAATAGAATATTCCATGAGACACTGACACGTTGTTCCTTAGTGGGTGGAACCCAATGTGACAACCAAGATGGAAAGATATACCCAACACCCTCTATAGAATCAAACTCAACCATACTGGAGTTTATAAAGTTTGGAGTGTTTCTTGGTTGTAACACATGAGCAGCCGGTCTAGGATCAAAGAATTGTATTGGTGAAGTGTTTCCTGCTTTCAGATAATATACCCCAGATAAGAAATTATTTGAGTGTGTATGTGGGGGATGTGATTCGCCACTATTGAGTGTATTTGACCACATATTTGTTATCTCTATTTTGTCATATTGATATTGTTGTTTTTCTAGAACAGAAGTTGTAGATTTTAATATATGGTTTACCAAAGTTTTAAATACTTTATCCTCATGTAATTTATCAGATGATAAAAGTATACGTTTCATCATATGAGAATGTTCTATATTTAAAGAAAACTGGGATATTACTGTTGAAAAACAATCACAAGATTTTACTGATGTCATTTATATCATCCCAGCTTCAAACTTTTTCCAATCAGTTGCATTACGGATGTCCCATCCACGATTATCGATAGACTTGATTACACCCTTACAATAATCAATGCAGGATTCATAATACCCCATTTTGTTTGAGATTCTAAGAATATCCTCATCAGTCTGAATGTACATTACAAGGTCTGTCTTTATAACCCTAATGTCAAAAGGTTTTGCAGCATAAACCTTTGCATCAGCTTTGCCACCATAATATTCCCACTTCTGACGATATAGAAGTTGGTGATCAGATTTAGCCTTAATCAAAAGCAGTTCAAAGTCTGCCTTGAAGTCCAGCCACTTCTGTTTTATTAGTTGATTTTTATATGATTCCTGATCGATGTGTTCCAGATCAGTTACGGGAAGGTCTGCCCTTGCAGTATTTTTTAATGTATCTAAATCCATATTTACCTCATAATGAAAAAGTGAGCAGTTTGGTATAGTATCTTTCTTGTGTTATATTGACCCTAGTGAGTTCGAACGAGTCGTCACTAGAAATTAAGTCTATAGATTTGATAAATGTTAAAGCATTACCAAATCTGCTCAATTTTATTTATACACCCTCAAATTTATAGATTTGATATGCAAAGGATGCAGTAGCAGACATATACTCAACATCTGTTGCCCCCTGTGTGTAATCCAACCCACTTAATGATATAGGAAATAGATTTTCGAATATAACATTCAAAATAGGATTATTCTTATTGGAGAGTAACATAAGAAAGGCATCTGAATACATTGATTTATCTGATGTTGTAGAACTTACAATATCAACTGGAGTGGTTCTACCACCAGCTGGAGCAATTGATGTTACATCTCTATGTGTTTTAAACTCAGACCTGTCTGATGGAAAACCAATTCCCGTCATCCAATTATGAAGTGATTGATAATTCTCTAGGTATTCGTCAACAATAAACGTGATAGTAAGATTTTCATATGTAAGTTTATCACCCATAATTGGAATATTTTTAAAGGGAGTTGCAAAATCTATTGTTGGAGCATCAATGCCAGGTAAGTTTGCATTAATGGTAAAAAACTCAACCTTTGGAAGTTGATTGATACCAAATCGAAACTGAGTCGGACTTGCATAGTCTAACTTGTCTGGTTGCCTCGCGAGTGGTGATTGTGCAGTTGCCATATTACTTATACTATCAACTTTCTGTTTTTGTTATTGTGTTTGTTATATTATTGTCTGTATAGTAAGTTTTGCGAGTATTAAAGGCATTTCCCACCGCCGAATCACCTTTAAAGGCATTATATGCCGCCTCATTAGGATAGCTTGTTACAATTGTTTGGGTTAATCCATCATCACTCACAGACTTGCTTGTTGATGTTCTGGTTCCGCGATCAGTAAAATTCGTTGTAACATAACTTTTAAACCCGTCACTCGTAGAATACCAAGCAACTCCAGTATTGGGTCGAACTCGAACAGAAGTAACAACATACGACATAATATTTTTCCCCTATATTATTTGTTTATATCTATGTATGTATTTATAACAAAAAAGAGGGCACCCTTTCGGGCACCCTCTAAGTTTTTTAGTTAAGTTTCTTATTATAGAAACCAATCTTACATGAGATTGGATACTTTGACTCTACGATACCAAGCATTGGTGTTCGCATCCAGTGAAGCATCGGTATTAACCGTGTCACCAGCAGCAACCGCACCCGCACCAGCGAATGGGTTAGCAGCAAGACCATAACGGGTCTTGAAACCAATCTTAGGCTGGAAGGAATTCTCACCAACCGCACGAACCATTTGTAAGGGAACGTATGGGCAATAGAAGAAACCAGCATCGTAAGGCGATGTGCCCTTATAACCAGCAACATAGTACTGCGAAGCAGCTACGTTAGCGGCATATGGGTCAACATAAACCTTGAAGCGACCATTCATCGTACCAGCAAATGTGGAAGATGTGTCGTCAACTGCGAGGTTGTTGTTTAGAGCAGGTGTGTAATCAAGAACACCAGCCATTTGAAGGGCAGAAGCAACGTCAGCCGAAACAATCAGCATGTTACCTTTGCCGCGACGAGTTTGTTGACCAATCGCGTTGGCATCACGTTCAATCTGGAACATAAGACCTTTGAACTTCTCAACTGACCAACGACCATTAGAGTCGGTGTCCAGATCAAAGATACCAGCGTTAGTTGTGTTAACCTGAGCACCCGCAACAGCTGTAACATACAGAGAACGAATAACTTCACGGTTGATTTCAGCAAGAATTTCTGTGCTGAGAATGTTAGCAAGTTCTGTCTCGGCGTCAAGACCATGAATTGCCTTCAAGTCCTGTGCAAGTTCCATCGTGTACTCTGCTTTGAGTGCGCGAGAAACGGCAGTAACCGTAGACTTTTCAATACTGAAGGCCATTTCAGCAAAAGCGTTTGTACCGCTATCACCAAGTGCTTCAGCTTGACTGCGTGTCATACCAGTTGCAGAGGTATAAGCCGTTGCTGGGGAATCATTAAGAACTGATGGGTTAGTTTCAGTAGTAGCAATATCACCACCACCGATTGTACCAGCAGCGTTCTGGTTGGATGTATCAGGGAATGACTCATCAACGAGAGCTTCTGCACCGTCTTGTGAGGCGAGTGAGGAACGCATCGCAAAGATAAGACCAGTTGGTCCAGTCATTGGTTGCACACCACAAACGTCATAAGCGATCAGGTTAGGCATTGCACGACGAACTAGGGAGATCAAAATTGGGTCCCATGTATCCATCTGACCACCACCCATGCTGTTGACTGGCGCTGTTTCTGAAAGAAAACCACGGTCTTCTTTCATTGCTTTTTCTTGGTTCTCTAAGATGAGAGTAGTAACTGCCCGCTTGTAAGAATCCTCAATCTTTGGAAGATCGGGGTGTTCTAGGACTGGTTGCCACTTTTCTTGTAGATGTTCTGTCTGAAACATTAGTTTCTCCTTTATAATTTACATCTGTTTATAATATTATTGGGTTATTGGGCACGTTTTTTGTTACGACTAATTGCCGACATATACGCTGTCATAGCGCCAGTCGTATCAATGTCCTGTGCGGTGCCACCATCTTCATCATCAAAAGTCTGTTCAACAATCGTTTTCGGGAAATAACTTTCCTTTAAGGTGTGGAGTTTTGCGCGAAAGGACTCTTCCGAAACAAAGTCAACATCTTCTGTTAGAGACTTGAACTTCTCAATTTCAGTATCGGTCAACTCTTCGGAAACCTCAGAAATGACCTGCTCACGAACTAGTTGTGACTTAACCTGTGTAAGAGCAACATTCTGCTCCATAACAGAGTTAACTTTCTCTTCTAGTTCGTTAATCTTCTCAGACTGTGCTTCGAGAACGTCATATTTCTCATTCGGCACATCAATATAGTGATCTTCAAACAACTGTTTCAGTCCAGAGATAAAGTCTTCTGCAATCTCGCCCTTCAAACCGCGCTCGATTGACAACTCATTCTCTTTCGTCCATTCCTCTACAACATAGTTGAGATATGTATCTACTTTTTCTGTAAGAGTATCAACCGACTCTTCCAGTTTTACTTCAAACTCGCCAGTCATTGTTTCGTGAATACGAGTGATTTCCTCACGGGTTTTTGATTTAACAGCAGCTTCAAAAATTGTTGCTGCCTTATTCTTAAACTCTTCAGAAAGACCTTCGCCATCTACGAGAGCGGCAACGTCTTCCTTGACACTAATAGATTTGATTTTTTCTTCTATTTCTGATTTGGCATCTTCAAGAGCTTTTAACTCTTCTTCCGTCTTAGCATTATCTGCTTCAGCAAGACTGGATTCATGAGCTGCGAGCATTTCTTCAATTTCGCCTTTCTTCATCTTTCCAATCTGTTCTAGCGCCTGTGCTTTAGTCATTTTCTTTGCTTCAGCAACAACTTCGCCTTCTGGTACATGACCAGCAGCGAGTTTTTGAGGACCGTCTGCTTTACCAGCGCCCTTCTGTTGTGCATCACTGGAAACTGCTTTTGCAGCAGCTGCGGCCTTCTTGCCAATTGCCTTTTCGTCACGATCTTCATCAGCACCTTTTTCGACTTTGGCTTCTGGATCAGCACCACCAACATCGGCAACTTCGCCACCGGGTGTTTCTTTACCAATTTTCTTCTTTGGTTCAGCAGGAGTAGCACCCTTAGTCTGGGCATCACTTGCTTCTTCGAGTTCTGCAAGCACTTCCGCTTCCAACTCTTCAATTGTTTGTTCTAATTCTGACATAGGGGTCTCCTTACCTGTGTATTGATTATTTATAAATTAAAGTCTTTTAAGAAACTTTGCGAATGCTAAAGCTTCCTTATTTGCGTTCCTTTGACGTTGCTTCACATCAAACTCTTTTTTCATCTCTACCATTTCCGATTCCAACAGCGCTCCGTTGTCCCAAACCCACTCTTTACCTTCCATAATACCCTCAACAAAAGCGTTTGGTGCGGAAGGGTCAGCAACAATGTCTGCTGCTGTTGCGAGATAGAAGTCGTCCCGCACATAGCTTGCGCCACCTTTTTCGTCTAAACTACCCATTCCCCGTGAGGAAACACCTAGTTTTGCACCTTCGTCCATAAGACTTTTCACAATCTCACCCATAGGCGTAGACATAATCTTCGCCTCTCCAATAAAATTCTTTCCCTCTGGTTCCAAAGACGTAATCATATGGGATACACGCTCCAGATTGACGGTTGGCCCGTCTGGATGCCCCAGTTCACCAAATGCACGTTTTTCTTTAATAAAATTTTTGTTATATTTAGTAACTTCTTTATTAAGTATTTCCATAGGATACACCCGACCATTACGGTTCTTGATATCTGCTTGCATGAAAACGCCACGAATCTTGTAGTTTTTACCACCGTCCTCTTTTGCTTCGCAGATGTACTCTACGTCTTCGACTGCCTCTGAAAATAGTTTCATTATTCTATCCCTACGCTGTATAGTTTTCGTCTTTTTTGAATTCAATTATAATAAATCCAGATGTACCAAAAGTAGTTATTTCATGGTCACTAGAAGTTGCGGTTGTGTTTGCAGCAGTGCCGGGGATAACGCCAGCAGAACCATCATAGTGTCCAGTTCCGGCAAGTCTAATCTGTACAATATCTGTTCCAGAAGATACTTCTTGAATTTCTACATGACCAGTATCATCATCAGCACTACCTTGAGTCAATGCCCACCAAATTCTGGCAATATGTAGTTTTGCACCGTTCGCATGACCATCTAATGAACTTCCATCTAAAATAGCGCCATTTGCAGCAGCATCATCTTCAATATCAACCTTAAGCGTAACTGTACCGCCAGCGCCGGGCGCATTAACAACGGTATCTCTGAGTACTCTTGCAACAATAGCCATTCTTCTCCCCTAGACCGCTAACATTTCTTTTTCAAAATATCCAAGAAGTTCCTTCTCAGGGACTTTATATTTCTTAGATACATCGGTTATAGTTGTTTCGAAACTATTTAGGAAATCTGAAGGTTTCGCATCCATTTTCTTAAATAAATTATCTACAGCATCCTTCATTTT